CTCTATATAGGGACAGGTGGAGACATTGTAGTCGTTAATACTGATAATAGTACCTGTACTTTTAAAAGTGTTGTAGCGGGTACAACCCTTGGACCTTTTTTCATCAAAAGGGTAAATGCTACGGGTACTACAGCATCAGACTTAGTTGCTTTTTATTGAAAGTAAAAATGAAAACTGGTTTGGGGATAGGTATCCCTTATAGAAATATTGGAAGTACTGTGCGAATACCGTCAGGTGTCGTAGACATTCTAAAAAAGTACAGCACTGCGCATTTGTATATCCCTGGCATTGGCATTGTAAGTGGTTTTACTACAAAAAATTGGACTGGTGGCGTTGGTGGTACCCCTGCTCAGGTCAATACCTCCGTTAACTTTGTCGAAGATTCCATTGGCAGTGTCACAATAAGCGCAACGGGGCATACACCTCCGCTTTTAGGGTTAGACTCAAGGTCTAAATACTGCTGGATTTATCACGCCACTCAACCAGGGAGTTCACTGGTTACCGAAAATATCCCTCTAATCTCCGGTACAGGGCCTAGCACAGTCATTGCAGGGGTTTGTTTATTTAATATCACAGGAACATACTGCACGATATTTGGGCAGTCTAATTCTCTTAATGATAGAATTCCACAACTTTGCTTTAATCCTAGTGGGCAACTAGGTGTGCGATATGCTACGGATACTACAGGAGAGGTGTCCAGTTTCGGTGGCCCCTCTGACTACTCTGTTGGCGGATATGGAGTACTAGGTACGCCTATTGTAGCAACCATGCGGCACGATGGTGTCAATTATCGAGTACAGCGCAATGGGGTTGAGGTAGCCTCTGTACCCAGGACCAACGTTAGATTTGCTAGTACTGCGGGTTTAGGTATGTTCCGTGCAGGCGCCGGACCGGGATTGGATTATCTATATGGTGCGTTATATCCCGTGATTATCGCAGAGAGCTACATTGCAGGTGCTGACTTAAAGGCTCTTGAAAAGTGGATCGGTGAGTGCGCAGGTATCAATATCTGAGTAACAGATAGAATTAACTTGTAATTATTACAATTTAATGCTATAATAGATTCTATCTGTTGTCTGAATAATAAGAAAGAATAATAAATGAAGCAGATTAAAACATCTGTAGTCAAATCTCTAGATTCTGAAAAGCGCAGAGCTACCTTTGTTGTACTTGAACCTCAAGATGATAATGGAATGACCTCTGACTTGCATCTAGATTGGTATGACTCTGAAGATATTGCCGAAGGTTGCTATTCCTTTAATCGTCACTGCAGGAAAGCTAATCTTCTACACATGATCGATACATCAGGTTTTCAATTTATTGAATCCTATATTCTACCCGATGATGCGATTATTGGAAATACAAAAGTCAAAAAAGGTAGCTGGATTGCAACTATCGAAGTAGAAGACCAAAGAGAGCATGACTGGATTTGGGAAGGTATCAAAGACGGTACTTTCAATGGCTTGTCCATTCAATGCGATGCTTATCAATCACCTATGGAAGAATAATGACAGAACAAGTAAAACAAAAAGCAAAGAGAAAGCTCAAAGGGTTTGATTTCTCCGTAGATGGTGCAGCAGTCGCACTAGTAGGCCCCTCTGTTGGTGGCCCTGCGAATTCTATCCCTACGTTGATTGCCAAGAGTAATAATTACTCCCCTGAGTTTATCAAGAAAATGCAGCAGATTCAAGTGACCTATGAGTTGCCTGAATTTTTACGCAAGGTGTTCGGTCTCTACTATGAGGATTCCGAAATGCTTGCAAGGATGCTTGGCTATGTAGAACCTGAAGATGAATCGGAGGAAGACTACGACGACTGGTACGAAAACTACATTGAGGAAAAGCTCTCTGCTTTCACCATTATCAAGTCCCTTCATGAAGCCAAGAATCTACCAGAAGCTCTTTCTAAGCTAACCGAAGACCAGTATCTAGACGTACTTCACGATCAAGTTGAGATTGAGAAGGCTCTAAAAGAATTCGCAGAAAAAGCGGATACCTCAGCTAAAAGTGTTGAGAAACAAGTTGGGGCGTCTGCCTCTAAGAAGACTAAAAATAAGGAAAAACCAATGACCCAAGAAACCGAAATGGTTGCAAAGTCAGTGCTGGTTGAACTGCAGAAAGCCGCTGAGGCTGACAAGGTTGAACTACAGAAGGCTCTGGCAAAACTGGCTGAAATTGAAGAAGCAAATAAGCAAGCTATTGTGAAGTCCAAGACTGAAGCTGTTAAAGCCGTGATTAAAGACGAAAAGCAAGCGACTGTGGTAGTAAAGGCTGCTTTGGCTCTTGATTCTCAAGAAGACTTTGATGCCTTGATTGAAGTGTTCAAAGCTCAAAATGCTCTGATTGAAAAGTCTGCACTGTTTCAGGAGCAAGGTGTAAGCGCAGAAGCTAATGAAGATAAGCCTGAAGAGTCCAAGCTGGCTAAGGCAATCAAAAGCAAGTATCAACAAGCTAAGTAAATAGTGAATATTTTCTACGTCTATCTTCACAGGCGACTTTCCGATAACAAAGTTTTCTACGTTGGTAAAGGGAAGAATAAGAGGGCATGGTCAACTTATAGAAGAAGTTCCTACTGGAGTAATGTTGTTGCAAAACACGGGTTTAAGGTGGAAATTGTTTTTGATGAGTTGTCTGAAGCCGATGCGTTTCAAATTGAGAAAGATACTATCACAGAAATGAAATACTTCGGGTCTCCCCTTGTGAATTTAACAGACGGTGGAGAAGGGACGTCTGGTCTAAAGCGTACAGCAGAGTCTGTAACTAGGATGAGAAAGTCCCTCACAGGAAAGAAACACTCTGACCAAACAAAACAAAAGATGAGTGCTACACATAAGTTACAAGGAACGTGCAACGACGAAAATGTGTACTGTTTTTACTCTAAGTGTGGTGAAGTATTTATTGGTACGAGGGGCGATCTTTCAAAACATACGGGGTTACCCAGACGAAAGTTCAATACTCTTTTCGGTCGGTGTAGGGTACATACAGCCAAGGGTTGGCATGTACTAGATATTCAAAAATTGATAATTTTAAAGGAATTAATATTATGGCAGTAATCGCCCAGAGTCTCCACACTCTTTCTAACGTGGTAAAGCATGAATACGGTTCTGATTACGCTTATTGCCGGGAACTGGTAACTGTAAACGACACTGCTGGTACTTTGGCTATTGGTCAAGTTCTGGGTCGTGTAACTGCTACTGGTAAGTACAAGCGTGCAGTTCAGACAGCTTCTGATGGTTCTCAAAATGCTGCAGCTATCGTTTACGCAGCTAAGACTATCCCCGGTACTACTGATACTCAAGTTCTGTGCCTTGTGCGTGGCCCTTCCGGTATCAGCAAGGCTGGTCTGGTTCTGGATGCTACTTATGACCTGCAAGCAGAAAAAGATGCTGTGTATGCTTCTCTGAATGCTCTGGGTATTCAGACTCTGGATACTATCTAAGATTAAAAAGAATAAAGGAATAATAAAATGAGTCTTTATACATCCCCTACCAGTAACTTTCAAGTAGTAGATCGTACCAACGAACTGCTGCTGTTGCCTCAGAACTGGACTTTGATGAACGACAGCGGTATGTGGAACGAAGAGTTCCTGACTACCAAGACTGTCACTTTTGAAGAGCGCAATGGTTCTCTGTCTATTGTCAAGGACCAAGTTGAAGGTACGCGCCCTCAAACCACTGGTAACGACCTGCGTAAGCTGCACAGCTACCCAATGACCCACCACCCAATGCTTGACGCCCTGCTGCCTCAAGATATTGCACAAGTCCTCCGTCCCGGTGCTTTGGCTCCTGAGCTGGACACCAAGGAACGTGCTCTGATGTGGAAGATGGAAAAGATTCGCAAGTCCTATGACCGTACTCTGAACTTTGCACGTTTCCGCACTCTGGCTAACGGTGATCTGTGGGCACCAAACGGTACCATTGCAGGTAATCTATATACCGACTTCAGCGTTACCCGTCAATCCGTAAACTTCGATCTGACTAATGCTTCTTCGGACATTATTGCTAAGTGCGAGCAAGTTATTTCTAACTTCCAATCTCAAGCTACCGAGGGCCAAGAAATCCAACGTGTGGTTGCTTATTGCTCCTACGGCTTCTTCAGTGCCTTGGTCGCTCATCCAAAGGTTGCTGCTGCATATAACCTGTATGCGGTTGCTGCACCTCAGCAAATCAGCCGTGACCGTGCTGGTGGTATGGGTCTGTATCGTCGCTTCGTGTTCTCCAATATCGAGTTTATTGAAGTGACTCAAAGCATTGATGGTACTCCACTAGTGGACGCCGACAAGGCTGTATTCGTTGCTGATGATGGTGATGGTGCCTTCATGACTTACTTTGGTCCTTGCCAGCGTTTTGGCTATGTTAATACTACCGCAGAACGTAACTACCTGTGGACTTTTGAAGATCCTCGCGGTACTCAAATCACACTAGAAAGTGAAATGAACATGATCAACATTATGCGTCGTCCTGGCTTTGTGAGCGGTGGTACTAAGGCTTGATAAAGCCTGAATAGATTCGTAAGAGTCTGTTTAATGTAGGGTCTTGCTTTACGCAGGACTCTATGTTAAATATATAAGTAAAGGAAACAAAATGGCACTTACAAATGTCCAAAAGATTAGAGTAGAAGTTGCCGATAATGAACCCGGTCTTTATATTCTGTCAGATGAAGAGATAGAATATCTTCTTGAAAAGAACTCTAACAATATCCCAAGAACATCTTTGGATGCTGCTCGGATTATTCTATTGAAGCTTGCCCAACGTGTTGAAGAGACAGTTGACATATTCTCTATCAAAGGGAACAAGGCAGCGGCTGAGTACCGCCAAGCTCTTGAACTATTCATCAAAGACCCCTCTCTTAATCCCCTCATTAATAACCTCAAAGGTTGGGTTGGAGGTGTATCTCTATCTGAGATGGAAGCTAACAATGCAGAT